AGATGGGCGGAATTCGCATGGCAGATGCTTCTCGCTATGATGTCTATATTCACGAAAAGCGTTAACACGAATAGCGCAATAAATGTAACAATAAGCAACTAATATGAATACCATAACAGAATACAATGTAGGTGATGATGTTAGCTACGGCATCAATAATGATAGTTATTATGCAGGTAAGATTATTCGCATTACAAAGAAGTTTATCTTTACAGAAAGTGGTAAGAAGTTTACTAAGATCGGCGACAACTATCGTATGACTGGTCTCCGCTCTTGCTGGATGTCTAAAGGTCGTAAAGAGTACTGGGATCCGCATTTTTAGAGTTGCCTAGAAGAGGCCAATTCACATGACGAATGCTTCTTGCTATGACGTCTATATTCACACAAAGCTTTAACACGAATACTATAATAACTGTAACAATAAGCAACTAATATGAGAATTGAGCCGACACCTACCGACGCTACGCCACTACCGGCTAAGCGTATGACTAAAGAAGACTATGTAAAGTACTATGAAGAAAAGTTAGCTGCACTGATAGCGGCTAATGCCTCTAAATCAGAGATCAATTGGATGATGCAACGATTGGCTAGATGGAGAGGTAGTAGATGATTCTCGCTGCTGCTGCTGCTATGGTGTCTATATTCACAAAAAGCGCTAAAATAAACTAAATGTCATTCACAAGTCTTAATTCTGCTACTCCAAAAATAAAACAAACTATTACCAGAGAATACAATAATGGTAAAAGCATGCGTAAAATTGAAAAAGATTATAATATTAGTAGATCCATTATATGGAATGTTTTAGGTAAACGAGGTCTTTTAAATGCAGTTCCACGAAAACTAACTCTTGAAAAGACCCTAGAACTAATTGCCAAATATAAAAATGGTTCAAGGCTGAAGGAATTAATGTGGGATTACAATTTAACCATGAATGCTATTTATGGTATATTGTTAAAAAGTAATACACCTATAAAGACCTCTGAAGAAAGATATAAAGCAGTACTAAAAGATTATCAAAGCGGAATGCTTAAAGAACAAGTAATAGAAAAGCATAGAATTTGTTTACGAACTCTACGCAATATATTAAATCGGGCTAATTGCCCATGGAAAGAATTAGAATTAAATCAATTAAAGTAATCACTATTTTTGGATATGAATAACATTACTCAGCAACAACGAACACAGAAATTGATAGAGATGGGTTTCTTACCTGATCCAAATTATGTGCCTCGAGAGAAATCCATGAATCGCTTTGGAGTCATGATCTGGGACCATAAGACTGGAGGGCACTGCCAGGTGCTCAACGGTGAAAGCTATAAGATAGCTCGAAAATACAACGCGCCTCGAAAGGGATTCTCTTCTGTAGTAAAATCTATCATAGGCTAATACTCATGCAAATATCTAAAATGACTTTGGGTGAGTATACATCCAAATATCCAGCAAATAAATCACGAGGTAAGTTTCACAACATACGAATTGATGCTCGTAAGGTGATGAAAGATAACAACGTACCTTATTCTTGTAAGGTGTGTGGTTATTCGACGTATGTTGAGGCGTGCCATGTGAAAGCAATAGCTGACTTTGCGCTAGAAGTAAAAGTAGAAGAGGTCAATTCGTTAAAGAATCTAGTCTTCTTATGCCCTAATCATCATAAAGAATTTGATCGTGGAATAAGTGCATTTAAGCTTTTTGATATATAGTATCATGACACAATCAATACTACAATATTAATGAGTAGCTCAACATCTACCGATACTAATTATCTCTCATACGCGTGCGATACGCAAGGCGATGGCGCTTGGTCGCTTAATGCCGGAAGCCCTAATATTACACAGGTCCCAACGCCAACCGATAACTCTACTGCATTTTTACCTACAAATCCAACATCATACGCAAGTATTCTTAAGTTGGCAGACAGAGCTAATATAACGCTCACGAATCTTGTTGTAGATCAAGGAGTAGAATGTTCAGTAGACGTCAATAACAATGTCACTGCAACTATCTCTGGAGTATTTGGTAACTCAACTTTAGGAATAGGTAATCAGATCATTAGCGTTAAGGGAAGCAGCAATCTTTTTATACAAGGAACACTTAAAGGTTCTGGAAATAGATTAAACGCAGACATTCTTGTCGACAATTGGTCAGATCAAAGCTATGGTGGTAGTACTGTAGATCTATCTGCTGCAAAGCATGAAACTGGAAGAAAACTGAATGTAGTCTATCGCATAGGTTATAGCAAGATAACTGGTGATTGCAATAAACTTATTTTTCAATCCATTGGACTAACAGCATATTTCTTTGTAAAGCTCTTTGTACGTACAGTTATGAGAATTAAAGTTGGTACTAAAGGACCTAGTTGGATTTAAAGTAGGACAAAAAGAATTTTTAGAGCGGAAAACTAGTAGATATTGGCCTGTGGTGTAATGGTAGCACAAGCGACTTTGACTCGCTTAGTTTTGGTTCGATCCCAAGCAGGCCAGCCACTAAGATCTCTTAATAATCTTAATGGCTTCAGAAATAGCAGCAATTAATGTAGCTTCTCTACGATACATCGGTTGAGAGTGTGGTACTTCAATAGTGAAAGCGTCCACTGCATGATTAGCTAAAAATATTGCTTCTGTCTCGTGTTCTTCTTTATAGCGAACTTCGCGGGCAATACCTGGTTCTATGAATAAATCTTTATGTCTGGTATCTAAAGGCATCACCACGTTCATTGCCTTCAATATTCTTTCCATAACAAGAAAGTTTTTATTTGCATTGGGTTTATAGATGTAGACTCCATTAGATTCAGACGCTTCATGAAAACATAAAGCAATGTCATAATCAAATTCAATCAGTTTTACGTGATTCTGTGTTTCTTTCTCTTTCTGATCAGAAAAGTCTCTGTTCAAATCTACATCGTTCTCGTTATGTCTCTGGTTATGTTCTCTACCGTAAGGATTTAAGATAGGAAAAATAGTAACATCTATGCCTTGAAACAATTCAGTGTTGTTCAACAGTCTCATTAAAGTATAAGGCCCAGATGTCTCATCGCCGTGTATTCCTGAACTAAGATAGAGTTTTGGAGCTCTTTCTATTTTCTGTCTGAAACAATACGGCGAATTTGATATCTGGGTAATCATGTTTTTATTTATTAAATGTACAAGTAAGGAAAAGCAATTATATATATTAGTTTTAACAATATTTGTAAGAATAACTCAAGTGCGGGCGTAGCTTAATGGCGAAGCATCACTTTTCCAAAGTGAATATTGCAGGTTCGAGTCCTGTCGCCCGCTCCATATTATTATGAAAGAAATAGCTCACGTTTTAGGAAATGGTCCTTCCAGAAAAGATTTTATAAACTCGCCAGACGGCGACATCTATGGCTGTAATCTCTCAGACTTCGCTCTTCCGCTGACGGCGTCGTTCATCATGGACAAAGTGGCGATCGATCACATTCACAATAATAAAGTGAAACTTCCGTGGCCTATAATTCTTCCATGGGCGCTTGATCGAATTGCAGCAGAATGTCCATACCCACCGAAAGTAATCGACAAATTAGATACAGTTTTAAAGAATGGAGAATCTACTGGTCACTACGCAGTAGGATATTGCATAAGGCGTTATAGAGAGGTGCATCTATGGGGATTCGATGCATTTAAGAAAGATAGTATAGAGTCAGATTCGCATGTAAAAATACCTGAAGGACCTAAATCAGAAAAAAACTATATTGCTTGGAGAGGTAACTGGAAAAAACTCTTAAATACAAATTCCGCAAAACAATCTAAGTTACTTCTTCATTATCAATCAGAAATAATTCCTCTTTAGTTACAGTATATATAGATTAGTAATAAGTTATTTGATATATTTTATAGGGACTCTGTCACCAAAAGCAAATAAGCGGAGTCGACCCGCACATAGCGTAGGTTTGAGTGTGAGACGAATCATAGCACCCAATTATGATTATTTGAAGGTTCGAGTCCTTCAGTCCCTGCCAATTTTTTTAAATGCGGGCGTAGCTCAGTTGGTAGAGCACCACCTTGCCAAGGTGGACGTCGAGAGTTCGAGTCTCTTCGCCCGCTCCATTTTATCCGTCTCAGTAGCGTAAAGCTCTAGTTTTTATGCTATATTGGGCCTTTTCTGATACATAATGCACAAAATCTAACCATGATTGCTTGAAAAAAACGAACTCTATTTTTAACCAAAAACTAAAAAACATATAAATAGATACTCCAATAATTATCTTTATAAATAGACAATAAGTACATTTTTAACCTTTTGATGGCCAGTAGCGCTGTCATTTAGAACACAAACACAAACTATGAAAAAACTATTAACACTGTTAGTCGCAATCGCTAGTTTCCTCACAGTCAGCGCTTCAGCTCAAGAAGTTACAGCTAACGTAGGATATCAATCAAAACAGATCGAATTCGGTCAAGTAATTGACTCGAAAGGATCCTTCAATGTTGGAGCAAATGTCGCTGCCTACAATTTTGATCTAGGATTAAATGCTAAAAATTACGTAAGTAATCTTAAAGACAAAGTAGCACGTATTGATGTATTAGCTGATTATGCTTTTACAGCTCCTATTGCTGATCTTAAAGTAGGTATGGACTTAGCTTATCTAAGACATCCAGCTTTAAATGATGTAAAATATCATCCGCGCCCTTTTGTTTACTTCGGTAAAGATTTCTTAAATGTAGTAGCAAACTATGACACAAAGTCAGAACTCGCTAACATAGAAGTTAATGCTTCCAAGACTTTCCCTCTTTATGGAGCTATTGGTTTAAAGCCTGGAGTATTCGTTGGTTATACTGACGTATCAAACGAACTTCCAAAGTCTGTTAAATCTATCCAATACAAGAATGGATACCTCGGTGGTTCTATGTCATTAGTATTCAAAGGCTTATCCGTAGGAGCAGAGGCTCTTCACAACGGTAAACTCAATGCTAATACATTAGCTTGGAACGCAGGTTATTCCTTAAAGTTCTAATTTAAATTCAAGCCTTTCGAGGCTTGAATCGTTCTTTTCCAGTTCAGTTAAACTTACGGGCTCTTAGCTTAATAGGCTAAGAGCTATATGAATTGCTGGTGATATTATCCAGCTCAATAACCAAAGTCTTAGACTGAGGTTCTAAAAAGAAAGACACAATATGTACATCCTTCTCACAAGGACTGCTTACCTATTTGTTGCCTGCTTTATTGGACTCGCAGCCGAGGAATATAAGATAGGTTTCGGTATACGTAAGTTCATTAGAAGTAAATGGCCAAAGATTAAGGAAACACTCATTGAAGCGTTTTCTTATCCTTACAAACCATTCTTTTAATTAAAATAAGTAAGAATACAACACCCAGCTTGGAGCAATCTAGGCTGGGTCTTTTTTTATTTGTATAAATATCTCATATATGCAATTAGAAAATAAATACGTATTTGTTGATTTGGATGAAACATTGATTCACACAAATGTGTATAAAGAAGAAGCTACGTTAGATCGTGAGTTACAAATCAATATAGGTAACGATAAACATGCGGAAATATATGTATCTCAATTAAGAGTAGGAGCGCATAAACTTTTAGAGGAATTGCGTCAAACCGTTGGAAACGATCGAGTGTTCATGCTTACAGTTTCTATGTGGGATTATGCTAGTAGAAATAACGATATGCATAAGTTAGGTTTTAAAGAAAATCAAATCTATTCGAGAGAACATATTCGTGGAAGAGTAGCAGTTTTACCGATGGAAGGAATCAATGAAGATTCTCAATCGTATCTAATTGATAATCTATCAATGTTTGACCTCGGTGAAAAGTTTCAATTAATGCGTCATGGTCTAGGATTTCGTAATGAACATCTACGACTATTTACAATCAGCGGCTATTATGGAGATACGGACGGATCGCACGATATCTCTGAAAAAGAGAGAAGCGAAATAATTACGCTTATAACTGGCAAATAGTTTACTTTTGTTATTTACATGTCTACATTTTTACATATAATAGAGTGTATCATGTACATAATAGCAATTATAGCTATAGTGATTATAGTCGGTAGTATTGCCATGTTTATGAATTTTAGTAAGATTGAAAAAGAACTTAGAGACGAAGACTTTTACGATTAATAATATTACAATACATTATGAAAGAACCTCAATCTAAGTTAGATATAGTTGCTAATTGTTTTTTTATGATGTCTGCTACATTATTAATAGTAACTATTATGATGGTTATGATCAAACTGGTATTTTCACGCGGCGCTATTCATTAAAATTATATGATACAAAAAAGAATTCTTGTTACTGGATCTTCAGGACTAATTGGTTCTGAAGTATGTACTTATTTTGCCAAAGAACTTAACTACAAAGTTTATGGTATTGATAATAACCAAAGAGCAGTATTCTTTGGCGAATCTGGAGATACTCGCTGGAATCAAGCGAGACTACAGGCAGAATTACCAAACTTTGTACATAATGAGTTAGATATTCGTAATAGAACAGACGTCATGTTATTGATGGCTCAGATTAAGCCGGATGCGATCGTTCATACGGCAGCTCAACCTAGTCACGATAGAGCTGCTGGTATACCATTTGATGACTTTGATACGAATGCAGTAGGTACTCTAAATATGCTTGAGGCTGCTAGGAGGTTTGCTCAGCAAGCTCCATTCGTTAACATGAGTACGAATAAGGTATATGGAGATGCTCCTAATCGTATTTCTTTAAAGGAAGAAGATACTCGCTGGGAATACGCAGATCCTGTTTATGTTAATGGTATACCTGAAACATTCTCAATCGATCAATCCACGCATTCATTATTTGGCGCTTCTAAGGTAGCAGGCGATATAATGACTCAAGAGTATGGTCGTTACTTTGATATGCCTACTTGCTGTTTAAGAGGCGGATGCTTAACTGGTCCTAATCATTCTGGTGTAGAATTACACGGCTTCTTAAGCTATCTAGTTAAGTGTAACTTACAGGAAAAAGAATATCGCATTTTTGGTTATAAAGGCAAACAAGTTAGAGATAACATTCATTCTTTAGATGTTGCTAAGTTCATAGCGGCTTTCATCGATTCTCCTCGTAAGGGTGAAGTTTACAATATCGGCGGTGGTAAGAACAATAGCGTTTCAATACTTGAAGCATTTAAAATCGTTGAGTCTTTTACTGGTAAGAAACAGATCAGCAGCTATGTAGATCAAAACCGCGTAGGAGATCATATCTGTTATTATTCTGACTTAACTAAGATGAAAAAGCATTATCCTATTTGGGATATAACTAAATCAGTTTCGGATACGATTAGTGAAATTGTACAAGCTAACCTTAACAAACAATAATATGATTGACGCAATAGTAATGATAGTATTTTTCTGGCACTTTTTTTGGGGGCATAAATATACGTAATGAGTACTAATGGTAAAGGCTCCAAGCCACGCCCTTTTTCAGTATCCTATGAGCAATTTTTAAAGTCATGGGACAACATCTTTCGTTCAAAGACAATCAGTGAGCCTTTGGATGATACTAACACACACATCACTGCTAAAAAGAAAGACACACCCAAT